ATCGGAGGCCATCTGCGCCAATGCAGGGTCGCCAATAATGTCAGCGAAGGTCTTACCGGCATACTCTTCTCCGATAGCCTGTATCATACCAGCCGGTATGACTTCTTCATTAGCCCTACCTGTAAGGTCGTTTAGAGTTGTATTGATATTACTAAGGCTCGTTTCCATCTCATACAATTTTTCAAGGTCTTCGTCAACGGTCTCGGGGATAAGGTGATATACAGCAAATCCAGCGAAAAGACCTATTGCTAAGTTTATACCGCCTGTTGCAGCAGTTACCGATGCTGCTAATTGTTTCATCTCAAAATCTGCCCATTTAATTGCGGGGATAAATGAACTCACCATTATAGCAGCCATGCCCGCCATAGCCAATTTTCCGGCCTTAGCAGAATCGCTGAAAATCATAGAAACCATGCTGAAGGCCATTAGACCTTTACCCGCTGCTGCTATGGTCGATTTTAGCGTGACATTTGCGGCTGCTGCCTTTAGAGTTTCCATAGCATTCAAAGAAAGAGCGCCGGTTTCTTGTCTAATAGATTGTGTAAGTTGCTCATTAGCAAGAATTAGACCTTCGGTTTCTAACCTTCTTTGCTCCATCGTCTGTATGTTAAGACCCAAAGTCTCTATCTCTTCCCTAATTGCCTGTACATTTTCGCCTCGGGCAAGTCGTTCAGCCATTATACCACGAAGAACCATCATTTGTGCATTAGCCCCGGCCTGTACCATTACTAATCGCGCTGCTCGATTTTGAAGACCCTTGAGTGTTTGTTCATCGAGAACTTGGCTTATCATTACCTCTTCGGACATCAGTTGCGTTTCAAACGCTATTCCTTCTGCAAGGCGGGATTGAGCAAGTCTTTGCTCATTGATTAGTTTTATCGAGCGACTTCTAATTGTCTGTGCTGCAAGCCCCTGCTTTATCATTTCAAAGTGCATATTCTGTTGTGTGAGATAATTCATTTCATCGGTTGCCGCTAACAACATTTTTTCTCTTATTTCTGCTTCAATAAAACTAACCTTTACTGAATTAATTGCTATCTGTGCTAATGTTGCTTGATTAATTTCGCCTGTTAATGCCGCGTATTCCATCATGGCTTGAGAAGAAGCCTTAAGCCCTGTGATTTCGTTATTCAAATTAACTACTACTTGCTGTGAGGCATTAGCCCTCATTAATGCGCTGTCAACATATACTTGGTTATGCTGAATGATTTTCTTTGTGAGAACATCTTTTGAATTAGCGTGCATTAAATCAAGAGTTACCTGCTGTGCGGTTGCTTTAGCAGCGTTCATATACGATTGACTCATATAATCAACTTCACCGCGAGTAGCGCGAGTAATAACAGAAAAGGTACTCATGGCTACTATTAGCGATGTAAAACTTAAACCGAAATCAACAATGGGTCTTACACGCGAGAAACTTTCGTTCATCATAATGATATTATCAATTAGATTACCTATCGTTTTCTTTTGCATTTGTTTCTCGATGAATAACCAAAAGTCACGCTGCTTTGCAGCCGCTTGAACATAAGCATTAGCAAGACCTTCTCCTATGCGTACTTTTGTGTCTTCAATTTCAGCATTGAGTCTTTCAAGTGTCATAAAACTTGAGTTAAGTCGGATATTCAATTCATCAATGGCGGGGAAAGAGGCTTGATAGGCATTGGCTTGCAGTTCTATTAGCCGTGTATGGTTCTCCATCAATTTAATAAACTTGACATAGTGACGCCCGCCACCAACGGTGATAGCGAGATTCTGCTTTTGCTCTTGAGTCATATTTGCCCATGAGCCACTTAGACCCGTCATAACTTCTGTTAGGCTCATCTGTCGTATTTCAGCCAACTCGACGCCCTCGATATACTCCCCTATGGCTTCGGATGCTCCCGTTCCTTCGTTGGCGAGTCTTTGGTACATCATACGCAGACCCGTACCTGCTCGGGTGGATTCTTCACCTGTCTCAATTAGAAGAGCAGACATAGCAGCCATCTCGCCTATGCTCTCTCCGGCAAGGCTCGCTTGAGCAGCATACTGATTTAGCGTGAATGTAATTTGCTCCATTGTTGCTACGCTCATGTTCTCAATTGTATTCAATTGGTCGAGAGTGCGAATGCTATTCTGTCGCACTATGTCTGCCTGCTGCTGTGCATCAAGCATACGGAATGTTTCTTGAGTCAATTCTCCGTATATGAATCCGGTCTGCTGTCCGAGGTTGATGAGTCGGTTCATGGCTGCTTCGGTTTCCATTTCACCGATTGCAGCGAAGGCAAGACCCATCTCGGTTCCGGCTATGACAGCCTCCTTTGAACCGAGAATGTTTTTTAGTTGCGCCATTTTGGCGGCGGCCTCAAGGGATTGAGCGCCTGCGAAACCAAAAGCATGACCCAACTCAACTGATGAAGCAGCGAAGGCATCCGACTCTTCGCCGATTCCGCCATAAAACTTACGAACGCGAACTAATTGCTTTTCAAAATCTAAGAAGGATTGAACTACTTCGTCAACACCTTCGCTTATCTGTGAAAAAAGACTATCGAAGCCTTGAAAAATAGCATCGGTAGCATCAATGAATAGAGCAGCGAGAACAGTAGTGGTTGCTTGAGTATCGTTAATTAGGCGTTCTGCTTGAAATTGTCCGACTACATCGAAGAAGACTCTTGCGCCACCTACTCTCGCCATTCTCACCACCCCTTATCTATTCATTATTAAAAGTGTCTTTTAGAACCTCTCCTAATTCTTTTCCTGTCATTCTCATGGTTCTTTTACGGTTACGCTCGGCGACTGCCTTCTTAGCATTACGCTTGCCCTTAGACTCATCGGTCTGCTCAACGATTCGCTCACCAATCTCGGCAGCGATAGCAAGGTCAAACTGAAGGCGGTATTGCCCTCCCTCTCCGTCGTATCTGTCGAAGAGTTCACTCGGTAATACCCCCTTAAATGCGCTACATAATGACGGCGCGATTAAGGAGAGTTGACCAAAGGGACTGCACCTTCGGGGTCATCACCCCGAACAAAGAACAGAATGCTTCTCAACTCTTCGCTCGTAAGCGAGTCAATGTCCACTCCTTCATCAAGAAGGCATTCGGGAACCCACTCTCGGATTTGGTCGCTCATACCGCCACCAGCCTCGTCAAGTGCTGCCGCAAACTCTTCTTGCTGTTCTTCAGTCCATTCAGTCGGGTTGGCTCCAAAGTGTCGGAACTTGCGAAAGGTCTGCGCTTGAATGTTCTCAATACGCAACTTTAGCATTCCGTTGGCTTGCTTAACCCAAACCTTCTTTCCGTCGTCTAATTCAATTTCTCTTTTCAATACAGGCATATTCTTCCCTCATCTTCTCTAATTCTTTGTCGTAGTCACGCTTCTGCTTCGCTCGCTGCTTACGCAGCATACGAAGCGTGCGCGCTTTGTTCGACATTCTATCACTTTTTTTACTCTCTCTCTCCCTACTCTAACTACTCTCTATCTATTGGTTTTCCCATGTAATGTATGCTATGAAATTATTACCGTGTGACTTCTTGACGATGTTGATTTCAACTATGTCGTCACCGGCTGTGAGTGTCTGCAAGAAGGTCTCTATGACCCCGCCAATAGTAGCATGGGTTCCTGTGACGGTGTTCACCGTCATTTTGGTTGGGTCTGCTATTGTGTGTGCCATTTAGACGCCCCCAATCAAGCATCCATGTCCGTCGCGCCGCCACCACTCAACTTAGTCGAAGTTGAAGAAAAGGTTACTCGACTCATTTCTCCTTCTGTTTCATCATAGAGAACTGTAAAGGGAACAGTCATAGTCTGTGAATCTCGACCGCTAACTCCTGTCTCCGGCACCCCATAATGGACTTTGTGAAAATCAAAGCGAATGTTGTCGTTGCCATCAACTTGAAGCAGAATAGAGATTGCAGGGTTAGACGCGCTACCGTTGTGAAGGTGGCCTTGTAGTAATTCCGTATAGTGTGGCTCATCATCTGCAACATCACCGGAAAGAACGGCCTTGTGAAAGGTCACACTACCTGTAATTTCTCGTAGTTGCATTGGAGGCGCACGCTGACAGGTAGTATTACCGAGTGCGTAGGAATTATCAAGGTCGCGATTTGTGCGAATCTCAAAGTCAATGCTTTGAACCAACTTACTGAAGAGCGATGTAGTCGCTGGGTCTTCAAAATTAACATAGCATCCGGCGAAGTGTGCTGCATCATTTGTGTAATCGTAGGATGGAGAACCGAGAGAATTAAGAGTGGTTTCCTGTCCTTTACCTGTCCAATTGACAGTTGACATAGCGTACTCACCAATGGATGCGCTGACGCTGACGCTATCAACTACTTGGCCGGTATATTCATGCTCGTTATCATCCCGACCAATTTTGACGGTCAAAGACGGGAGAGTGCCGACCTCAGTTAGAGTATCGCCGGTTCCCGGTGTTCCGCTCGGTGTGTGTGTTCCATAGACTGCGTGTAGGCAACGCATAAAGAAGAAGTCCGGCTGAACGGGGAGGGTGCATGAGCCACTACTGTAATGTTTAGTTTCAGTTGCTTTATTTGCTCCATAGCGAGTAATGTCCGGTCGTGTGAGAATATCGAAGTTCTCCATTAGTGATTCATCATTGACTTCACCATAAGCGTCAGCGGCCACACCTGTTCCAAAGGTAGACTCCTTGCCTATCGAGAAGTAGCGGTTTACGAAGGTCGTCATTCTATTTCCCCTATGTTATCCGTATCATGCGGCTGATTGATAAAGGTTGCGTCAAGTTTGCCGCCGGAGCATACTAATTTTTTTCATGAATACGAATCGCATAGTATGTACGCAAACCACTTCATCGTCGTCTAACTTGCTATCAAGTACCGCATCATAGGAAATTAGGCTGTCAACACCACCCTTTAGACCGAGTGTGGTATAAATCTCATCGAAGGCTTCTCCGGCAATACTCGCCCCGAGCCTATACGCATTTCGATAGTCGGTTCCGCGAGTTGTGATATACAACATTATTTCGTAACGCTGGTCTGTATTGGTTCCCGCCATAGCCAAAAACTCGGGGGATTCAACACGCTGCAAAATAACATGGATAGATGGGGGTTTTATACGCGATATCATCTTACTGCTTAAATCATAACCGTATCTAATCGCGCTATTCTGTACATGAGTATTGAGATAGAAACGCTTGCTGTCCTTTAGGGTCTGCACAATACCTATGCCCGTTTGAAGGATTGTGTTAGTAGCCCAATCGCTCAAATCCATTTCATCGGGGTCAAAAGAACCCTTATTACTCATATAGACCGTAGCCCAATGTATCTCTCCGCTTACATTACCCCATAGAACCTCGGCTGTGCTGCCTGTGGCTCCTGTGACTGATAGGTAGTGCTGCGCTGCATCATCATCCTCGATAATCTCTCGCATATACAGGCGGGCTGTGCCGGAGGCATCAAGCGTCAAGCGCAGAATGATAGGCACGGCATCGCCGTCGCCCATCTCAAGGTCGAGGTCGTGAGTAGTAACT